GGCGACCCCCATATTTCCAGAGCTTGCAAGAATGTCCATGAGTCGGCTAGACCAGTTGTCCCAGTACCTGGTGGAGCAGGTCAGAGACAGAGAACCTGGGCTGATAGTGCCAGACCACATCTTCACAGATCTTGGGACTTGGCATAAGCCTCCCAAGGTCTTAGTGAAACAAACCCAGAGTGGAGTACTCTGCGTGGAGTTTCCGGGGCTAGAGCAATGGAGGAGTGCATCAGAAGTGTCTATGTCCTCCATAGTAGAGGAGACCTGGCCTCAAGAAAGAGTCTCACACTTAAGGCATGACTACACTGCTGGTTTCTTTTGCAGATCACTGGATACTCCATTGCGTAGTGTCTTCAAAGTCTGTAGGGATGACAATGACAACCTCACTCCTGACAACATCATGACAGTGGGAGATGTGGTCCTGGTGCATGAGTTTGCGACCACTAAGAGCACACTGGAGACTAGCTCCATAGAGGCCTTCAAGTCGAAACTGCTAAGGTACGCGCCAGCTCTATCTCACAGAGCCCTGGCGGAGGGTAAGGTGGTGGTCTTGACCATCACAGTGGTGTCTCCTAAGACTGTCATGAGCAACCTCCCATTGTCAATGGATGATGTGTCAGAACTGTGTGTGAGATTCCTAGTGGCTCGGAGCATGGTGTGGCAGCTGGAACAACAGGGTGTGCTGGTATCAGATGAGGAAAAGGAAGATAGTGAGAAGGCTGAAAGAGCCAGAATGACAATGGCTCAAATCAAGTTTAACTGGGAATTCCAGAATGAGCACTTTCCAAACTGTGATGAGTCAGTCTATGAAGCATCAAGGTCTCAACCAAACAAGAAGTATGTGGTGGAGCAGGTGCTGGCAGGCTTTCAGAATGCCGAAAAGAGGTTGCGGGAAGACCACTTCCTGAAAAAGGGGGAAAATCTTCTTGAATCAGAACGGCTAGACTTGAACTTGGAAGAATGTGCTCAAGCCATCAACGACCACGTCATAAAGACTGAGCAAGATCGGAGCTTCAAGCCCACTTGCACCATGAGCAGTGTGATCCCCATCCCATGGTGGGTGCCAAACAGAGGGACTGGGAGCAACAACATCTCTCAATCTCCAGCTGGTGAGCCCAATTACATGCCTAGCCTGGGCACCTCTGATGAGACAACTTTCCAGCACTGGAACAGTGCTTGGGAATTTGCCAAGCAGCACCCTGAAAGAATGACTGAGGAGTCAGTTCTGGATGAGTTGTATGAGGCCAGGAGTGCGATCCCTGAGAACATTGACCTGTCAGAGGGTCAAAAGGTGGAAATGGAGCGTCTGGAGAAGTTGATGGGACGCATCTCCAAGCCTTCAGAGGCAAAAACTCGCAGCTGCTACAGACGAGTTAATGTCCGAGTGTCTCCTAGGGATGAGAAGGAAGCAGCAAAGCGTGGCTTGAGAGGCAAGAAGTTTGCTCACGACAACGATGTGAAGGCACACCATGAACAGTCCCAACTGCCGTTTAGTCTTGACAATTATGTTGAAGACATTGATCTGCTGCTGGAAAGTTCTCAGAAATTGTTCACGTCTGTTTCAGGGGTCAGAAACAGTTATGACCGAGATCTGCTACCTCACCTTGCTGAGCAGGCCTATGCTCTACACAGAGATGGAGTGGGAGACCCCTGGGTCAAGCTGCTCAGCACATGGCTCAGCACTGACCTTGGGAAGTGGTGTAGTTTCGTGTCAGACCTTGGCACTGAACTAGCTATCAGCATGAAGCAGCACTGCAAGGGCAACCAGATGATCTTGAAGAAGTTGAGACACTTCGATGTGTATGTCCTCATCAGACCAACTTCCACCAAGTCCAGTGTGTTCTACTCTCTCATGACCTTCCAGGTCAACTTGACCAATGACCCAAGTGTGGCTGGGTCTGTGTTCAAACAGGCTTACAGTAACGGCCAAATCTACTGGACAGAGTTCAACTCAGTTGACAGTAGCAAGCTGACCAACATGGTGAAGTGTAGGTCCATCATGTACACCATGCTATCGTACTGGCTAGAGTTCTACGGCCTGAAGTTCTGGGAAGTGAAACTGACTGCCAAAACCAGGGAGATGGAGGAGGTCTGGAAGATGGTGACCACGTGTCTGATGATTATCCTGGATGATAAAACCAAGACGGAAGAAATCATCACAACCAGCAGGTATGTGTTCATGGAGGGCTTTGTGGCTCAGCCTGCTGTGCCTAAACCACACAAGATGTTGCCAAAACTGCCTGAAGTCTTGAGGTCAAGGCTGCAGGTTTGGCTAATGCACAGGATGTTCGAGAGTATGAGACTCATCTCCCGACACCCCTTTGCCATGACCTGGGATGAGGGTCGTCCAGTCTGGTTCGGCCTGTTCAACATGTTCACCCAACAGAGCTTGCGTGAGCCCATGCAGCTTGTGTCCTGTTTCTACTTGGGCTACCTGAAGAACAAGGAGGAGAGTCCTCAGGGAAATTCTTCCTCTAAACTCTATGAGAAAGTCATGGAGTATGAATCCAGAAAGCCGGGAACCAACCTCAACTTGGGCTGGGGTGATCCAAGCCTCAATGACATCAAGTTCCATGAGTTCTCAAGGAGCTTTCTGCTTTACTGTGCAGACTCAGCTATGAAGAAGCTGGAAACTATGTACGGGCCTAGAGTGAAGGCACAGATGACTGAAGACATTCTATATGCCATCGGGAACTATGATCTGGAGCAGTTTGCAACACTGAAGGCCTCTGCCACCTACGACCAGAGCATGTATGACTATGATCCTAAGAAGAAATACCACAGGGCAAAAGTGGTGGAATTCGTGGTGAAGAACTCCCACAAGGCGACCCACATCCATGAGCTCCTCTTGGAGTGTCTTGAAGGTCTGGAGCAGAACACTTGCTTGCACATTGATCTCTTCAAAAAGGCTCAGCATGGCGGCATCAGGGAGATCTACGTGCTTGGGCCTAGGGAGAGGCTAGTACAACTCTGCCTTGAACTGATAGCTAGAACCATCTGTCGGAGGTTCCCTTCTGAGACCATGATGAACCCGAAGAACAAAACAGACCTACCACAGAGGCACAACAAGGATGCCAAAGCGAAGTGTGGACCCAAGTTCATGACGACAGCCACTTCTGATGATGCTGCCAAGTGGAACCAGGGACACTATGTGAGCAAGTTTGCGATGTTGCTCTGCCGCTTCACAGATTCTGTGCTCCACCCCTTTATCATGAGGGCCTGTGCTCTTTTCACTCGGAAGATCATCAAGATTGACGACCAGCTGCTCAAGATCTTTGCCAAATATGAAGAGCGTGTGTTCAGATCAGAGCACATTGAGCTCATGCATGCTGCTTTCAGGGGTCGAGGGGACGAGAAGTACGGTCATGTTGAGCAAGGGAAGACTTTCTTGAAGACAGAGACTGGAATGCTTCAAGGCATTTTACACTATGCCTCAAGCCTGCTGCACACTGTCTACCAGGAGTTCATGCTAGACTTGATTGAGGCTAGATTCAAGCACAAGCATGCCATCTTAAAGAGGAAGAACACAAATCTCAAGCCTCATGTGACTGTTATGCAGAGCTCTGATGACTCCTCTGTCATGATCTCATTCCCTGTTTCCTCATCCATCCCAGAAGCCACGTCCCAGGGCATGGTCTTGTCCTGGATGTGCTTCCAGGTCAAGAAGGAACTTGGGCTCTTGCTGGGCATCTACCCATCCGAGAAGTGCACCACTAACACCCCTTGGATAGTGGAATTCAATTCTGAGTTCTTCTTCATGAGCGATTTGATCAGACCTCTCTTTCGGTGGGTGGCTGCTGCCAACGGGCTAAGTGAGCATGAAACTCTAGCCGGGAGGCAAGAAGAAATGTCAAGCAATCTGACCAACGTGCTTGGTGGCGGAGGAACCACCAGTCTCACGGCAAATGTCCAGTTGTCTCAGATGATGCTCCACTACCAGATACTTGGTGCTTCTACTTCTCTGGTTTTTGGGCACTACTCCCTGATGCTGGAGGAGGTACCTGACCCATCCCTTGGGTTTTTCCTTTTGGACCACCCCTTCTTGGCTGGCCTTGGAGGCTTCAAGTACAACCTGTACTTGGCTGTAAAAAAGACCAGGTTGGGACTCAAGTACAAGAGGATCCTGAAGGGCCAAGACGAGGCAGCAGGCCCTCGAGCAGAAAAGGGCATGAGGATCAGAACACTGGAGACAACCAAGGCAGGTTCATTGGTGGAATCCACCATCATCTCAATGTCAACTAGGAAGAAGTGGCTCGCCCTCATGGAGAGGATGGGTCTACCTGAAACTTGGAAGGAGGATCTAATGGCTGACCAAAGGGTTCTTTATGAAAAGGCTCACACACCAGAACAGCTGAGGCTGAGGTTGTCTGTGTTCGTTCACAGCCCTGGAGTCATCTCTTCCATTAGTTCAAGTGGAACAGTGGTGAGGTTGGTGGCCCTTGCTGCGTATGCTCTAACTCGGCCAGTGGTGCAAGACAGAACTGACTGGTATTGTGATGCCAACTTGCTGTTCAAGAAGCAGTCCCTGTTGGCTACAATGGCAGAGGCTCATTGTGAGTCACGCATGCTGGAAGAGCCTATCACGCTGAAGGACTTGCAAGCACTTTTCCCTCAGAGGGAAGACTACGATGACCTAGAGAGAGTTGGCGAGAACTTCTCTGGGGTAACAGGAAGCTCAGTACGACCACATCGGCCTCGCATCACAACACGAGTGCAGGTGACGGGATCTGCTGGGGGTGCAGCCCTAACTCTGCAGAATGTGGTGGAGGATCGGTGGTATGGCTATAAGAAGTACATGGTAGCCCCCAGAACGATGGAGCAACTCTGGGAGGCAGCCAAACTCAGGATTCCATGGTTGGAGGACACTCCTGAGCAAACCCTGATCTCTTCCCCATTCACTGAGCCAGTCTCACTGAGGAACTTCATAGTGGGCGATCCCATCAAGAGTCGGAATGTGGCTATGTCCGGTGTACCTGTCAAGAGGGGCTCAGGACTGTCCAACCTCTTCACGATGGTTGCTGAGAACTTTGCACCCAATTTCAAGCTAGGCGGATCTACTGACACAGTGGCCAGATCAAGATCCGAGAAGTTCTTTTGGATCAGGCATGCACTGGCCCTGGTGGCACAGGGACCATTCAATCCCAGTGAGAAGGAAAAGATGCTGAGGGAGATCTTGCATGAAAACAGAGATCTGACAGTAGATGCAGTGGCAGCCAGGTCACGTCGCAACTGCCTGGCCATCATGCAAGACTTTGTGATCAATGGGAACATGGAGAGCACCATTCAAATGATCACAGACCACAGACTTGGAGCTCTAGGCAGTTATGTGCTGAGACAAAAGTACGCCAGACCAGAGGACGTGAACCCTACTTTGGGGGAGAAGCCAGGCTACTACGACCATGGGATCTGGAGAGGAGTTTATGACAGGACTTTCATCGAGGTGCATGTCTACCGAGGACTATGTGACTCTTCTGTCTCTATCACAGGAGTCATGGTGTCTTCCACTGACGACTTGAACAATGTGTTCAAGTTCCTAAAGGAGTGGGCCAGTGAGAATGGCTGCGACAACGACAGGCACTATTGGTCTGCACCGCCAGGCTTGTGTGGAGAGAGAGTGACACGCATGTTTAGGTTCTCGTCATGCCCATTAGACAATGGAGTTGCTGTCCACCTTGAGCCGAGGCTGAGAATAGGAGTGACTGCAGACGCGTATGCTGCAATGACCTTCTCATTCAGGAATGGAGTGATGCGCATTGAGGCTCTTGATGAAAACCCCTTTGTTCCGGAGAGGTGGACAACACTATTGAGCTACAGATGTCGGGACAATGACATAGATGTGACAAGACAAGATGCTCAGCACAACCTGACTCTGGTGGGCCGGGTGGCAAATCCCTTTGTGCTCCCTTGGCTGAACTGCATGCCAGTGGACACTGATCTCTTTGATGAACTGGAAAAGATCATCTGTGCTCGGCGTGGGACTTCCACCAATCCAAGGTGGTCATGGGATTCCAAGCCCACTGGGATCATGGACTGGAAGGCTCTAGCTGACAAAATCAGAGAACTATCTGAGCTGGAACTCAGAAGAAGAGGGATCTTGACCATGGCATCGATCTCCGGCACCGACATATCTGCCAGTCCTGATGAGCCTCCGGAGGCAGTCCAACAGCAAATCAATCAAGACTACCTCACAGCTCTTGCTGCCCAGGGTGAAGAGGAGGGAGATGAGTACATGATGATGGGAAATGAAGACCTTCTGCTGAAGGTGTTTACAGCCTTTGATGAGGAACTGCAAGAACCCGAACCCTGTGACCTTAATGATGATGATCTTAGGCTCATAGTGGAAGAAATGGACTTTGACCTGGCTGCCCATCTTGATGAGATGGTGAAGAACTATGCCATGGTTGAGGCTGAATCTGAGACCAGGTTTAGTCACCCCTTCATGTCAAGTGTGATTGACGAATTTGTCAAGAACATGGGAGGACCCAATGCGCTCAGCAAGATCCTGGTGTCTAAAGAATACCCACCCAACATCTCTGAACAACTCATCATTAGATTGAGGCTCCTTCTCAACTGGTGGGACAAAAGATTAGTGAGAAGAGTGCACATGAGGTTGCGAGTGAGAGACTCCAGGCCCGATTTGGATCAGGCTCTTGCAGCCTTGTAATTTTGCACCGTGGACTTGTTTATTATTTCTGTTGCGGATTTGGGGGTCGG